CAAACTTCTTTTGGGAGGGATCAGACCTCAACAGTGTATAGCGATATGCGGAAGGTCGGGCACGGGAAAGTCTTATGCGGCGCAAAAAATATTGGAGTCTATACTCGATAAAGATATAAACCCGCAAGCGGATGACTATGTGCTGTTAAGATGTGAATTTGAAATGAATCCGATGGACTTATTGCTAAGACGAATATCAAGAGAGATGGACAGGCCAATGGCTGACATCATAGGGCGAAAACAAACAGCCTCCGATGAGGCAAAGATAAGGTCTATTGTCGACAAAGAAGTTCGTGATAACATATTTTACATTCCGTCTCCATGCAGTGTTGATGAGTTGAGAATCGGATTGGATTCAATGTTCTTGCCGGCATTTAAGAGTAAGAAGATGGTCTTTGTGTCGATAGACCATATCGGACTAACAAAAGTGTTGAACGGAGACCCTCAGGGAACTTTGAATAGTACGGTAGCGATGATAAACGATTTAAAGCTAAAGCACAAGAATGTTGTATTCATTGTTTTATCACAGCTCAATCGCGATATTGAAAAAAGAACAGACCCAAAGAATCACGCGCCAGTCATGTCAGATATTTACAATTCCGATACGTTGGCGCATTTGTGCAGTCTGATTATAACATTGCACAATCCATACAGCCTTAACATAGACAAGTATATGGCTTTCGGCAAGGGTAAATATAAATGGCTTGACAAGTTTAAATCAGATGGGGGGAACAGCTTTAAAACAGAAGGATTAATATTCCATCATGTAATAAAAAACAGAATGAAGGAGAATGAAAAGTTTATGCAAAACAGAACCATCTTTGTCGAGGTCATAAGCGGATATGAACTAATGTACAGTGGTTCTAAGGGTGTATTAGACTTCGACGAAAAGGAAGCGCCGAGCGTGACGTTGAAAGAACAAGAAGAAATAAAAGAAACAGATTATCCATTTTAAAACAGAGAAACAGAATGGAAGAAGAAAAGTTAAGAATAGTGTTAAAGAATGGGGAGGTACTCCTTGCCGATTCGGTATCGGAAAAGATGAAAAACGACATATTGTTTTTCTTAATACCGCTATCGATGAAAGATGGTTCGATGTATGCTATGCTGTATAGATATGATGCGATAACAATATCCAAAGACGCAGTATGCAACGAGAGCATTCTAAGACAAATGAAAGAGTTTTGTTTGAGAATCGGAAAGTATGCCAAATTTCCAAAGTCAAAAAGGAAATTTAAGAGTGGGAGAAATATAATCAATCTGATTGTTGCCAATTGGGATAGTATAAAAGACCAATACAAATTCAGTATCGATGTCGGCCAATATTCCTGAACAAAATCTCCTATACAAGGAGATAGATGGTGAAAAGAAACTATGCGTGTCTTATTCACAAATGGAGGCATTCTCGCAGTGTCCCCTAAAGTGGTATAAGACATACGTAGAAG